TCTTTCACCTAAAGCCTTCGCTGCGTGCTTGTTCTCGCGTTGATTCTTTTGTGAAGTTGGAGTCATACGACGAGTTCAAGGAGGCACGTTGGATAAACAGTCGTTCTGATTACTTTAAGGCCTATTCCGGGCGGTTCTTTAAAGCGATTGAGAAAGCTGTTTATCAGGTCCCAAACTTCATAAAACACGTTCCAGTCCCGGAGCGACCCGCCATGATAGCCGCCTTGCGCAAGGCTGGCTACTATTACTACGAGAATGACTATAAAGCGTTTGAGTCCCATTTCACTCGGCAGATAATGGATGTCTGTGAGCTTACACTATACAGGCACTGTCTGCAGTCATATCCCGATGATGCTGAATTCATATGTAATGTAATAGGCGGTCGAAATCGCTTGCACTGTGGGAATGGTGTGAGCGTAGAGGTGGATGCTCGTAGGATGTCTGGAGACATGTGCACGTCACTCGGCAATGGCTTCACCAATCTGATGATTTACCTCTTTATTTGTGAGCGCAAGGGCCTGACCGGAGAAGGGTTCGTCGAGGGTGACGACGGGCTATTTGCTCTGACAGGCGAGCTTAGTGTTGAGGACTTCAGTGCATTGGGTTTCACTGTAGAGCTACACAAGCTAGAGGATCCGTGCGAGGGACATTTTTGTGGGATGTCTTGCAGCCAAAGTTTACAGTTAGTCAAGGATCCGAGGAGAGTTTTCAAGACTTTCGGTTGGACGTCGAGTTATATTGACGCTGGCTGGAATGTCATGGACAGCCTCCTTAGGTCTAAAGCCTTGTCTTTAGCTTATGAACTGCCATCATGTCCTATATTGGGTGTCCTTGCGCGCGAGGCGTTGAGAGCGACACGTGGTGTTAAGGTGACCCACGCGGAGAAGCATTGGGGACGATACATCCCTGCTGATGAATCTGAGATTGCCGAGTTCGCACCGACTGTTGAAACTAGGTTGTTCTTCGAGAAGAAATTTCTAATCGATGTTCCGACCCAGCTCATAGTCGAAGGCCTGATTCGGGATCACCAGTTCGATCAGATAAAGTATCACATTCCCCCCACCTCGGACGAGCTCTTGTACTCCACTAGGTACGTCGAAGCTGGGTAAATCCATAACATGCAACCCTGTCCACAGGGCGTAGAATGACG